GACGGATCAAAAAACCTTATTCTGTTTTGCTGAATAGCAGCCCTGAGCCCCATCATCAAGGATTGTTTACTTGTTGAGCTAAACTTGAACCCGGCAAAGTTATTACCCTCAGCGATTAAGTCTTCAACAATCGGGTCACCTACACCCGTCGAATCAACTAGAGCCGGAGCATAATCTGTTGCCTTGATAATGCTTTCTTTAGTTTCTGCCCAAGGCTTTTGAAACCTAATGTTAACTGATTGGCATCCGTCCTCGTCTAATCCAACGCCCCAAGTCCAGTCGTGGCTTTTAGCTAAATCCCAACCAAACCAGATTGCTTCCTTTCTGCTTGCAGGACCGAAGCATGCCTCGATTGCATCAACCCCAAATGGATTGCCTCCATCATCAGCAGGCACCCCAAGGTATTCCTGATTGTAGACCGCATCTGGAAGCTCCTTCCGGGCATCGGCAAGTTCTGCCTCTAGGTCCGGGATTGTTGGGTTGTCAATAGTTCCGAGTCTCCAGCTAATCCACTCCTTAGAATCTTGCTGACCTTTGAGAAATAACTGATGGAAGAAGTTATGACCTTTAGGGGTTCCCAAGATCCAAGCCTGCCCCTTGTAGTCAGTCAGGGTGGGTCGTATATCCTGCTCCCATTTAGTCTTGAGGTCACGGACCACTGAGGCCTCGTCAATAATTACCCCATGATATTTGCGCCCACGTCCGGCATCTGCTTTTTCCAGAGACCAGAAATCTATGCGCCCCCCTGTGGCAAGGTGGATCTCTCTGGTATGTTTATCTGTCCGGGCAATGATGGAGCCAAGCTGCCGGATAACCTCGTTCCACTGCTCAGACATGAGCTTATAAGTGGGGGAAAACCAGCCATACGTCTTACCAAGAACCCCAGCAAAAAGGGCTATGTGCAAGCCTAGAGTGGTCTTGCCGAAGCGTCTGCCGCACTGAAGAACGTTAAACCTTTTAGCATGATCAAGGATTCGTTGTTGCCCCTCATGAGGCTGCGGTATATCAACGTCAAAATTCAATTATGCATCCATTTAGGTTGCTTGATGGCCTCGCCGCCCATAGTAACGTTTACGGAAATCTGCCCCTGATGATCGACTTCAGCAGTGTCTTTCATGTTGCAGAAATTTTTTAGAGCAAACTGCAACAATGAATCTCGATCCTCTCTTAATGCTCTTTGCAAAAGCTTCATTCTAAGACTCCTGTTTGTTGACGCTCTGCCTTTTCTATATTCACGGACAAATTCAGAATCGTCTTTTTTTTGAAACTCCCTTTCAACGGTCTTGCGTGAGACTTTAAGGAAATCAGCTATGTCTGCCTGAGTAAGTCCAAGCTGGCCAAATCCTTCAGCCAATCCAACCGGCATGGTAAACCCCTTTGGGCCTCTTCTGGCTTTTTCAATAACGGCAACTGGTTCTCTGCCATTGCTTGACAGCATTTTGTCCGATTTAGCTTTTTTCTTTGCAGGCATGTTAAACTCCCTTTATTGGCGCTTTGATTATGGGGTTTATATCAAATTTCTTTACACTTGCCGGATCCATTTTAACTATTTTTTTGCCCCACTTTTTTTGCAAAAGAGCCATTTGCTCTTTTTCTTTAACGTAAGTCCTGTAGTTTGCGCATCCGCCTAAGTTCCCGTGATCGTTTTTTGACATTCCATATGCATTAAACCTTAGAACCTTTCGGAATTTTTGAAGCATTTGCAGTGTGAAGTCGTAATCCTCTTTAAGCGGAAAACTTTCGTCGAAATAAAGTGGGCAATCCAGAAAACCATTGAAGCTGCCGCTTATGTATGACGTTAAGCTAAACGGCGTGTATTCACGGTAGCTGCCCTTGTCAATCGCAGGGTTGACTCCAAAAAATTTTATTTCCCAGCTTTTTGCTAAATCAAACATGTGTTCGATATGCTCAACCAAGTTATCCCCCCTTAGGGCTTTTTGCTTATTTCCATTCCAAAATGTAAACTTTTTAACGTCATCATCAATTATGATAAACTTATCGCCACATTTTTCTCCATGTCTTTTGATCCAGTTTCTGACCCTTGCTATATTGCCTTTTTCCCGATCTGGTATGACCTGCACCTGATACCCAGCCCTTGCGTAAGTGTCAGCCTCAAATTCATGCACACAGTAAACAACCTCCGGCAAAATTTTATGCGTAAGCACTCCATTTGCCCTTTTGTAGCTAGGAGCAAAAAAATTCATTAGCAGCTTTTGATTGGCAAATTAACTCCTGTGATCCTTCCATCCTTAACCCTTACCAATTTGCCCCATTTTTTCAAAACTATCTCAGTGCTATCTTTGTGTTGCTCATGCCCTCCTATAATTCCCCCTTTTTGTTTAATATCTTCAATGCTTTTTGAGTCATTCCATTTAAACTTAAAAAAGTAGCGGTTATCCCTGAAAGGTAAATTTTTGTTTTTTACGACCTGCAAAAAAAAGTCTATGTCGTCAACCCTGCTTAGTCTTTCATCGTGTTTAACTTTTGTTTTTCTTACACAAAACGCACTGTAACTTATTTTGTAAAAACTAAATGGCTTAAATTCTTGATATCTTACAAAATCATCAGTAATCGCAAACCCACCAAACCCGGCACCTAAGTCTTGCATCATACAAAAATGGTTTTCTAGCACCTCTTCTATTTCTTCTGGTTCTAGTATTTTGTTTTTTTGTATGTTTCTAACTTCTTCCAGATCATCATCCATAATCCATGCAAGTTCCCCTTCTTGCATCATTTCCAAAATAGCATTTTTCTTTTTTGTGGGACTTCCGTCTTGGTGATCGAATATTTTTATAACTCTTTTGCCGTAAGTTTGTTTGTATTTATCCGCTTGAGATTCTGGCACGACAATTTTAGCAGATGGAATTAGATCCATAGTCGTGGCGCAATCCCACCTGCTATAGCTTGGAACAAAAATTTTCATGTGATTTTTGCTAAATACTCTGCCCCATTAACAACCCTTCCTATGCCTTTGCTCCAAGGCTTTCCGTTAGCCCTTTTGCTGTAAACGCTTTTAAGGTCAAAATGGCTCTGAGCACTTAACCAATCCATGTCATTGTCAAAATACAAAACAACGTAGTTGTGGCTCTCGTCCACTTCTGGGCTGAATTCAATTTCTCCCGGTTGACTATCTTGGCTTGTTTCTGCTTCCTGATTTAAAAAATCAGAGGTAAACCCTGTTAACTCGATGTCAAAATCATTAAAGGAATCATCCTTGAGCAACTTGTTTAGTTCATCCTGATCGGCCTCTGCTAACTCAGCAATGCGATTGTCAGCGATCATATCAGCAAGCTCAGAAGCCTCGTCCTTATAATCCTGCAAATCAATTGGCACCTCTTCGCATTTTAGAAGCATAGCAGCGGCAAGGCGTCCATGTCCTTTGACTACATAACCGGACCTTTTAGAGACCGTGATCGGGTTGCGCCAACCTTGATGCTTAATGATCTTAGCTAGAAGCCTGATCTGTTCAGCCGGGTGAGTGTTATAATTGCGTGGATGCTCGACCAGAGAAACCGGGTCGCGCATTTCAGTGTGTGAGCAGAATACTTTTATTTCGTCCATGACAGAGTTTTGCCTTTAGTCCTTATACTTTTGCCAAAAGCCTTTTTTAAACGAGCCACAACCCCCTTGTCCATCCTAGAAAGGTCAACTGACAAAGCCTTGTTAAACTCAGCCCTTGGCTCTTTGATTTTTTCATCCTTTTTGATTAGTCCTAGTCGCATCGCTTCGCCCCTGTCAACTTCCTGAACAGTCATTTGGCTATTAAAGCCCCAAGGACCATGAGGCACCCCTAAGCCTCCGATCTCTTTCTTATTCATCTCAAGCCAAAACTTTGTATCGTCCTTGCGTCTTACGGTGTTCTCGTATTTTTTATGCAGAGGCCTTGGCTCTTTGACATAACCACCCCGGACAAATCGCCATGCAGGATAAACGTTAGTCACGTCTGGATCAGTTGATGCTTGAAAGTTTCCATATCCGTACGCGGATCGGATGTTAGTTTCAAAAATAAGACCAAGC